GAACTCCTGGTGCTGATGGTTCTAATGGTGCTGACGGTGCTGATGGTTCTAATGGTGCTACTGGTCCAACTGGTCCTGCTGGTGCTGATGGTGCTGATGGTGCAGATTCCACAGTTCCTGGTCCTACTGGTCCAACTGGTCCAACTGGTCCTGCTGGTGCTGATTCTACAGTTCCAGGTCCTACTGGTCCTGCTGGTGTTCCTTCAGGAGCTTCCATGTTATTCTTAAATTCATCTGCTCCTACTGGATGGACAAAATCATCATCACATAATAATAAAGCACTTAGAGTTGTAAGTGGTTCTGGTGGTGGAAGTGGTGGTAGTAGTGCATTTACCAGTGCATTTGCTAGTAGAAGTATAAGTGTTAGTGGATCTGGAAGTGCTAGTGGAACTACTGGTTCTGATGGTGCAGAATCTATGAGTTTTTCTGTTTCTACTCCTTCACAAGATCTAGGTCATTTAAATGTGGTAACTGATGATCACGTTGCGTATAGTGGAGAAGTAGCATCACACAGACACTATACTGGTAAGAAATGTGGTAGTTATAATTCTGGATATGGTCTTCTTGATAGTTTAACTGCTACTTCATCTGGAGATTTTTATGTAAATTATGAAGGATCAAACCAATCTCACCATCACGCAATATATTTACATCCATTAGGTAGTCACAGTCACCCTACTGCATCTGGATCAGTATCATCTTCTAATCACACTCACAGTTTTAGTGATTCTAGTGTTAGTGTTAGTAGTTCTGGATCTCTTAATATGGCAGTTCAGTATGTTGATGCTATAATATGCACAAAGAATTAAATTATTATGAAAATTGAACCAGGTAAATTTTGCCCTTTAATTCAAAAGGATTGTATTGGACTACAATGTTCCTGGTTTACTCAAGTTCGTGGAATGAATCCAAATACTGGAGAAGATATTGATGAATGGGATTGTGCTATTAAGTGGCTTCCTTTAATGTTGATTGAAAATTCACAAATGCAAAGACAAACTGGTGCTGCTATTGAATCTTTTAGAAATGAATCTGTAAAGGTAAGTTTACAAGCACAAGAGATATATAAAGAAGAAATGCAACAGAAATTAAGTCAACCAAGAGAAATGAAAAACATAAGTGGAGTTGTAGAAAATGACTAAACTAACGATTGTTTCCGAAGATAATATGATTATCGTTGATAATGAGCCTATTGTGGTTTCTCATACTGATATTTCATGGATACCTACTAATGTATGGGCGGTTGAATGGGATGGTGAAAAAGGTATAATAGAATATAGACCAGAAGCAACAAAAGGAAATGATAAGATTACTAGTTTAGGAATATATTCTCAGGCAATTACAGATCATGCTTCTGAAAAAACTGCTCAAGCAAATGCCGCAGAAGCAGCTAGGAATCATTTATCAGAGGTAAAACATTATAGGCAAATGATGTTGCAAGATTCTGATTGGACTCAAGTTCCTGATTCTCCATTAAGTTCTAGTAAGAAGACTGAGTGGGCGACATATCGTCAGGCACTAAGAGATATTCCAGCAACGATAGCAGCAGATGCTAATTTAACTAATAAAGCATTAGCAGATGATCTTACACATTCTGGTTGGCCGACAAAACCTTCATAGTATGCTATAATAATTGAACTAGGTGATTAACTAGATGAATGATTTAATACAAGTAATTAAGATTCTTAATGCTGCTGATCTTAAAAAGGTAAACAAATATATCGATTCTTTAGAATTTCAAGATAATACTGTTTTTGGTGGTATAGGTGAAAAATCAAAAGTAGATACTGCAATTAGAAGTAGTACAGGTGCTCATCTTAAAGATGAAGATCCTGTGACTGTTTTATTGCACGAACGTATGAATATGGGTCTAGATGAATATAAAAGAAGAGTAGAAAAGATTCATCCAAATTTTAGTTATTATCCTGTACCTGGTGCATATGGAACTAGATCTTGGAGAGAAGGAATACAAGCATTAGAATATACAAGAGGGCAAAATTATAGATTTCATCATGATGCAGCAACAGACCCTAAATTGCCAGAATATCATAGAAAGATTTCTGTTATAGTGTATCTAAAGGAATCAACAGGTGGTGGTGGGACAATGTTTTCACATTTAACTGTTAAACCAAAACCTGGTTATGGATTGATTTTTCCTTCTAATTGGTCTTTCCCTCATTCTGGAGAAGAGGTTAGTAAGGGTAAGAAAAGAGTTGCCGTTACTTGGTATTACGTTGAGAATATATAGGTATTATGCGATACATATGATTATGAATGATGAAACGGTACAAGACATCATAGTTGATGTCTGTAAAAGAAGAATTACGTTAATTAGTAATGAAGGTGAAACTAGATTTGTTAAGTGTGAAGATACGGAACAGTTCATGAGTGTAATGGATGTTATCAAGGGTCATGCCGATCCTGAGATCATTACTTACGTTGAACCAAAATTAACGACAGATAGTAAAGCTAAATAAAGTATAGAAATACCAACTGGACTAGTAGTATAAAAAGATGCCACTTAATAAGTTAGAGAATTTCATAAAGAATAGTGAAGGTCGCATTCTTTATGTCAATCCAAATGATCTTGATGCCACTGATGGAATAGAAAATCAGGGTAACTCATTAACAAAACCTTTTAAGACCTTACAAAGAGCACTTATCGAATCCGCTAGATTTTCATATCTAAGAGGAAACGATAATGATTTAGTAGAGAAGACAACAATATTACTGTTTCCAGGTGAACACTTAATAGATAACCGTCCAGGTTTTGGTATAAAGAGTGTTAATGGAACTGCTACTGCTATTAGTCCTAGTAGTGCAGAGTCTGGTGCTCAGAATACTCTTACATTAACTCTTAATTCTAACTTCGATCTAACACAAGAAGATAATATACTTTATAAGTTTAATAGTACAGAAGGTGGTGTTATAGTTCCTAGAGGAACATCTATTGTTGGATTAGACCTAAGAAAAACAAAGGTTCGTCCTAAGTATGTTCCAAACCCAACAGATCCTGATGTAAAGTCTACTTCTATTTTTAGGGTTACTGGTGCTTGTTATTTCTGGCAGTTCTCTATCTTTGATGGAGATGAGTCAACATTAGTATATACAGACCCTACCAATTTTGATACTGCTAATAGATCTAAACCAATATTCTCCCACCATAAGGTAACTTGTTTTGAGTATGCTGATGGTGTTAATAAATTAGATCAGTTTGATGGATTGACTGATTTAGATGTTTACTATAGTAAATTATCTAACGCATATAATAGAGCATCAATCAGAGATATTGATGAAAAATATCCTTCTACTCCAGGTGGATTTGCAAAGCAAAGACCTGAATATGAAATAGTTGGTGCATTTAACTCTGATAGAATACAGATTACAAGTATTATTTCGGGTGATGGTGCAACACCAGGACAAGTTGTTACTGTAACTACTGCTATACCTCATGAATTAACTGGTGGTACACCAATTAAGGTTGAAGGTGTAAACGAATTAACATATAATATTTCAACAAAAGTAGCAAGTGTTTTAAGTGACAATCAATTTACATACTTACTACCTTATGTTCCACCTAACCTAAAAGCAGGTCCTGCTGGTGGATTGAGTGCTGGTAATGCAGAAGTTAGTGTTGAAGTTGATACTGTTACTGGTGCATCTCCTTATATCTTTAACTGTTCATTAAGATCAGTTCTTGGTATGCAAGGTATGAAGGCTGATGGTGCAAAAGCAACTGGATTTAGATCTATGGTTGTTGCCCAGTTTACTGGTATATCACTACAGAAAGATGACCGTGCATTTGTAAAATATAATAAGCAAAGTAGAAAATATGATGGTATTAGTTATCAGAGACAAACTGGTGAATTACTATCATCCGAATCATCATCTTTAAATGCTGCTACTGTTTATCACTTAGATAAAGATGCTGTCTATAGAGATGAGTGGAAGACAGCACATATTACAATTAAGAATGATGCAATCTTACAGATTGTTTCTGTGTTCGCTATTGGTTATCACATCCATTTCTTAGCTGAATCTGGTGGTGACGCATCAATTACAAACTCTAACTCTAACTTCGGTCAGTTTGCTCTTGCTGCTGATGGATTTAAAGCAGAAGCATTTGATAAAGATAATAAAGGATTTATATCAGCTATTATCGCACCTAAAGCAGTTGTTAGTGAAGAATCTAAGATTGAATTAAATCAGCTTGATACTTCCATACATTCAGTATATAAAGCTGCTGATAGTTCAACAAATAATATTCTTAGTAGGAGTAAACTATTCTTATTAGGTCAAACTAATGAAAACTTAGTACCATCTGAAATTGCACAGGGATTTAGAATCGGTGCAAGAGTTGGTGAGAAATTCTATATTGAGTTGGCAAATGGAACCAAGGTTAAGGCTACCATTTGTATGTCTAATAAGGAAATTGTTAGTGGTAATGCTTCAACAGTAACTTCATCAGTACAAGTTACTTCAGAGAAAGAATATGAAGGTGTTCATAATGACACCACTCAAGGAAGTGCATCTATAGAACATAAGATAGTTCTTAATAACTTACGTGCTACTGGTGCTAAACATGATCTGAATAATGGTGAGTCTATAAGAATTATTTCTGAAGATGGTGATTTACCAGAAGGTTTAGATCCTCATAGAATGTATTATGCAATTACTAATGAAAAGAATAGTGCAAGGCAAGATGGTATTAGTTTAGATGATTATACAATTCAGATTGCATCATCAAAAACTAATGCTGATAGAACTACACCACAATATATTAAAACTGTTTCCAATCCTGCTGCTGGTAAATTAAAGATTATTAGTAGAGTTTCTGATAAGAAGCCAGGTGAACTAGGACATCCTATGCAATGGGATTCTACAGTAACAGTCCAACTAGAAGGTGGTGGTACTTCAACAGGTAATTGGTTTATTCATGTTGATCCTACAACAGATAATAATGCTGAAACTTATAATGACATATATGATAATTTTGATAATTTAGATCCTGATGATGAGGATATTCCTTATCTTGAAAGATTAAATGATAGTAGAAGTTTAGATGATAAACTCTATAAGTTTAGATATGTAATTCCAAAAGAATTAGAAAATGCTAGAGATCCTAACGATAGTTTCATTATACAGGATTCTAGTTCTACTAATGTAAGATCTTTATCAGATTTTACTAGAACTTCTTTAGAAGCAAAAGATTATGATTTTGATAGAAACACAAGATTTATTTCTTATCTTGATTACAATAGTACTACTAAGATAGTTACTATTAGATCTGATAAGTCACATAATTTAAATGTTGGTGAACAGATTATTCTTAAGAATATAACTTGTACTGTTAATGCTAGTGGAGCAGCAGGAAAAGGTTATAATGGAACTTTCTTAGTTAATAGTATTATTAATGATAAGACCTTTAGTTATAAGACAACTGATATTTTAGGTAATGTTCATAATGTAGGAACTTGGAGTAATGACGTTCATGATAGGACTCTTTCATTACCTAGATTTGAGAGAAATAATAACCAAGAGAATCTATTCATCTATAGAACAGAAACAATTTTACCTTATGTTGAAGGAGCACAAGATGGTGTTTATCATCTATACGTTCTGAATGGTGGTAATACTATAGAAGAAGAATTTGCTAAAGGTAAGTACAATCAGAATGTTGTTAATCTTTATCCAGAATTGGATCGAGATAATGTAAATGACAATCCACAGGTAGCAACTAGTTATGCTAAGAGATTCCCTATTGGTGATGTAGTTACTAATGATCTTAAGAAGAGTATCACTAGAGAAACTAGCAATAAACTAATTAATAGTTTTGGTGTTGCAAATATAATTAGTGATGTAACCGATAACACTACTTCTGCTGTTCTAACACTTACAAAAGAACATGAACTCGGTGGTTTAAAGTATGGTGGAACATTATCTGGTGGTGGTGGACATACTGATGGAACATATTATAACGTAAAATTATTTGATGATGCCTCTGCACCTGCTTCTGCTGTGTGGAAAGGTGCTACTGCTAAAGTAGTTGTTAGTGGTGGAGCAGTTACCGAATATGAGATAACTGAACCAGGATCAGCATATAAGAGTACATTATCTCCATTATATTTTGATTCTTCATTAGTAGCTCAGGGTGGTATCGGTGGAGCTCCCAGTTCAAATATTGCTATTACTGATGCAAATATTAGTTTAGCAAATAGTGGTTATGTTCAAGTAACTGGTATTAGTACTGGAACTGACCATTACTTCAGAGTTAATGATGCTACGGATATTAATAAGATCAACATTAATAAGACTGCAAGTGAAACAATTCTGAATGGTCAAACTGTTGTTAGTGTAGGACCTACTGTTGAAGTTAGTAGTTCTAGTGGAACTGATACAACTACATTTAATTGTAGTACAGCACACGGATTACTTAAAGGAAATCGTTTCAGAGCATTAAATGCTTCTGATGCTAATCTTGGAGACTTTATTGTTACTGAAGTTGTGGATGTAGATAGTTTTACTGCATTAACTCCAGGTGGATTAACATCTCCTAAGTATATTCTTAAGCATGCATTATCTGCTAATGATGGTAACTCTGGTAAGCAGGGTGAAAGTTTAGGAGTAAGAGGAGTTGCTTTCTATGATAATGAATCTCTAGTTCTGAATGATAATATTACTTCAGTTACGGATGAAATTAAAGTTATTCTACCTGGTGGTGGCACGACTGTTGCATCTATTCAAGCAAGATTCCCATTAGGTTCATTCATTCAAGTTGATAGTGAAATAATGAGAATTGTTGATGAAACTATTGGTAGTGGAACGACACTTAAAGTTATTCGTGGTGCATTAGGTACTATTGTTGACAACCACGTTCTTAAGTCTCAGATTAAGAAAATTAAACCATTATCAGTTGAATTAAGAAGACCTTCAATTCTTCGTGCTTCTGGGCATACATTTGAGTATCTTGGTTATGGTCCAGGTAACTACTCAACTGGTTTACCTCAAGTTCAACTTAAATCTCTAACTGAGAGAGAAGAGTTCTTATCACAGTCACAAGAAACTTCTTGTGGTACTGTTGTTTACACAGGTATGAATGATAAGGGTGACTTCTATATTGGAAACACTAAGATTTCATCTGACTCTGGTGAACAGATAACATTTGATATTCCAATTCCAACTGTAACAGGTGAAGATCCAAGTACACTTAGTGTTGTATTTGATGAGGTAATCATTAAAGATAGATTACTTGTTGAAGGTGGAAGTTCTAATACAATCCTATCTCAGTTTAATGGACCTGTAACATTTAACGGTAATGTAAGATTCAACAAGGATCTTAAAGTTGCAACTAACTTAACTGTTGATGGTATAGTTAAATTTAATAATGAAACGGTAGCATCATCTACTTGTGGTGTAACTCCTACAGGATCATTAGTGGTTAAAGGTGGAGTTTCTATTGGTGATAAGGTAAGTGCTACTGGTGCAGTATCCTTAAATGTACTAGATGGTATTGTTAGAATTTGTGAAAATGCTGCATCAACCAGTTCTACCACAGGTGCTTTAATAGTTGGTGGTGGTGTTGGTATTGCTGGTCAACTTTCTCTTGGTGGTGTTTTAGATGTTACTGGCAACATAAATGCTGGTGGTGGTTTACATTTACCTGATAATGTTAAATTAACTGCTGGTGGAACTACTGCTGGACCATATTTCTCTATTGAACATGATGTTGTTGGTGGTATTCGCAATAATATTATTAAAGATGAATCACTCGCTAACATATACTTGCGAAGTGATGCGAATATTGAAATAGGTAATAAGGATGGCACAGAGCAAGGTTTAATTTATACTGCTGGAGCAGGTATTAAATTACGTCATGGCACTACCTTAAGGTTTGAAACTAGAAATGATGGTGCTAAAGTTCATGGTGCTTTAGAAGTAACTGATGATATTACTGCTTACTCAACTTCTGACCAAAGATTGAAGAGTAATGTTATACCAATAAAAGATTCTCTTGCCAAGGTTAATTCAATCTCAGGTAATACCTTTACTTGGAATGAAGCATCTAAGAAAGAGGGACAGGAAGATACTGGTGTGATTGCACAAGAAATCTCTGCTCTTGGATTACCTGGCACAGTAACCATTAGAAACGATGGAACCTATGCTGTTGATTATGCTAAGTTAGTTCCACTTCTACTAGAAGCTATTAAGGAATTATCTAATAAGGTTGATACTTTATCCTAATAAATAACTAAAAATAATATTAATGGCTAATATTAAGAAGACGTTTAATTTCCGTAATGGTGTTCAGGTTGATGATGACAATCTGATTGTAAACCAAACGGGTCTGGTTGGTATCGGAACTACTGTTCCAACTGAGGCTTTAGACGTCCGAGGAAAAGTTAAAGTTCTTGCAGATCCTAATGTTGCTGGATCAGGAGAGATTAATGCAACTACAGGTATAATTACATCTTTAAATGTAACCAATTTAACCGTTAGTGGAAATAATTATTCTGGTGGTGTAATTGGTGTTGGTATTAGTGTTGGAACAGCAGGTATTATAACTGCAACTGATCCATCTGGTATTGTTACTTATTATGGTGATGGTAAAGAATTATTGAATCTACCCACATCACAGTGGATAGATAAGGACGTAGGATTAGGATATACAAGTATATACGCTCAAGGTGGCGTAGGTGTGGGGACAGTAGATCCTCGATTTACCTTCCAAGTTAGTGGAAATAATGACTTAACTAATTTTGAAGAAGGTGTAGGTATTAATGATAAGGGTGGTATTGTAGCGACAGGTGTTATTACTGCTACTACCTTTAAAGGACATGTTGATGGATCTGTATCTAGTGGATTATCAACTATTACACAGTTACAGTCTACAAATGCAAATGTTACTGGTGTAGTTACTGCTACTGAATTTAAAGGAGATGTTACTGGTGATGTAGTTAGTGGTGTATCAACAATCACTACCTTACAATCAACCACGATAAATGCAGGTCTTATAAACGCTACTGGTGCAGGATTTACTGGTGCTTTATCAGGTGATGTTACTGGAAATGTTACTGGTAATCTTAATGGTAATGTTAATGCGATAACAGGTATTTCAACACTTAATATACTTAAGATACTTGGAACTATTGATGGTGATACTGTTTCTGGTGTTCTTACTACTGGAAGATTAACCTCTGCTAGTTCAACTATAGGTGTGGCAACAGCAGCATCATTAAATGTTCAAGGCAAATTGGGAGTTGGTATTAATAATCCAATAGGTGATATTCAAGTATATAAGTCGGGAATTTCTACTGTTAATGTTGTTGGTGAAGAGTTTGCTGTTATACAATTAGGTCAGAGAGATTCGATTGGTATTGGAGCAAGCGTAGCACAAATTAAGTTTGGTGAAACCAGTCAAGAACTTGATATTATTAATGGAGATCCTGGTAGTATCAATAGTATTATTCATGGTGGTGGATCTGCTGGTATTAATACTGGAGCATTTAACTGGGTATATGGTGTAAATAACAGCACATTAATGTCACTAGACTATACTGGAAAGTTGGGTGTTAATAAACCTGATCCAGAATATCCTTTAGATGTAAGTGGTATTGGAACATTCTCAAGTGATGTTTATGTAAGAAATTCTTTAGATGTTGGTGTTCTACTGACTGTTGGTGGTAATGCAACTGTTGCTGGAACATTAGGAGTTACTAGTAGTGTGACTGTTGGTGGAGATTTAAATGTTACTGGAGTATTTAATTATCCTTCAGATATTCCTGCTGATAGATTACCAGAAGAAATTGATGTTAGAATATCTTCCGCTGGAGTATCTACATTCTTAGGTGGTGTTAATCTTGGAGCAGTTCAAGTTGGTGGTACAAATGGAGTTATCTCTGGTGTATCCACGATTGGAATTCTAACTGCTGCGGAAAATATTCCATTAGCTATGGGTGTTTATGCACCATCAGCAAATGCATCTTTCAATAGATTGGGTGTTGGTAATACTAATCCTATAAATGCGTTGGATGTTACTGGTAGTATTCAAGCAACTCAATATCTTGGAGTTGGTGATCAAGCAATAGGTGCTGCGGTTGACTTCTCTAATGCTGGTAGAGGAATTACTGTACCATCTTTACAGAATAGAAACTTTATGCTTCCACCGAAAGTTACTACAACTGAGAGAGGTAACTTAGCAGGGTTAGCTGCTGGTGCAATAATATATAACACCACTACAGATAAACTTCAAGTTTATAATGGATCTTCGTGGCAGAACCTTCACTAAGGAATAATTAATGGGAATTAGTGTAACCAAGGCAGGACCATACTTCGGTTCAGGAGAAATAAAATTCAGTCAATTAAGATCTAACTTTAAGGAAACTAGTAGTGGAGAAATTTCTGCTTCTGAACTTTTTAGAAACACAAATCTCTATGATAGAGAACCTATAACACCAGACTCTACTGAGAATGTTCAAATAGCATCCGATCCATTTCCAGTAAGTGTATCTTGGGATACAACTTACGGACCAGCATATGTTGCTGGACAAAATTATGTGGAGGCGATGCCATATAGTACAAATTATCCTAGAGGTTCTTTTGACTATTATTTTGGTGGTGTTAAAGTAGGAACACTTGATCTTGATACTGCTACACAGACTTACATAGAACTTGGTGATATTAGGTATGATTCACATACTCAACAGCCAGCAGAATGGACTGTTATTGATCCTATGAGTCATATCTCTGGTCAAAATTATGTAGAACTTACACCAGCTAATCAACAGTTTCCTATGGGAACTTTTAAATATTATTGGGATCATGAGCTTCAAGGAACTCTTGCGATTCAAGGTGCTACTGTTGATTATGTTGAGGTCACTAATGCTTATGGTAGTTTTAGATTTAAAGGTGGAACATTACAAGCAGATGGAACTTATTCAATAGAAAGATCCAAATTAACACAAAATTTTTATTCAATATCAAAAGTAGAACGCACGATTGGTACTGGTGGTAGTGGTCCTTTCAGATATTCTGGTGTAGGTAAGAATTTAAAAGCATCACAATTTAGAAATTCTATTAAGAGATATACTGCTAATCAATCTGGTAATGATCAATTCTTAAATATGGGATTATATACTGCCAGTGGTGGTGGCGGTATTGATTGGGACGGACAGGGTGTGCAAGATGCTGCAGGGTCTGTAACTGGAAATTATCAAAGAAATGTACAGAAGATAATTAATATAACTGGTATATGTTATTCTGATGATGAAGGAACTAATGGTTCTGTAGGTGGTGGTGGAAGAGGACATACTAAAAAGGCTGCTGCTAAGTTGGTTATGCCAGATCCATTAAAGGCGTTGAATACAAGGATTCACGTTAGTGGTGGAATATATGGAGCTGGTGGTAAAGGTGGTTTCTTTGGTCCTAGTCATAGTCCTGAAGATGAATGTGATCCAGGTAAAGATGGTGGACCAGCATTATCAATATCACATGGAGGAATAGAAAGTATAACTTATATTCATGTTGAAGGTGGTAAGATATATGGTGGCGGTGGCGGTGGAGAACAAGGAATACAAGGAGAGTGGCCTGTTGCTGCTGGTTTATGTGATTTAGGTGGATATACCAGTTGTTCTGGTGGTGGAACAGTTTGTACTACTGGTGGTGGATATGTAGCTGGATATAATGAAGGATGTCATGGTAGTGGTACTGGTGGAAGTTGTGGACCAGGAGAAATAAGTGCTAGTTTACACATAGCAACATTACCTTGTCCTGGTGGTGGGATGGGATCTATCACTGCTACTTTCTGTTATACACAGACTTGTGTTACAACCCCACGCACTTGTAGTTATACTTCATACGGTAGTTATACCTCAACTTTACCCGTTCAAGGTAGAGGTGGTCAAGGTGGTAATGGTGCTGCTGGTGTTCCTGGATCACCTAATTATCAAGCTCAAAGTAGTGGAAGTGCTGGAACACAAGATGTAGATGCTCAATGTAATTCTGGTGGAACATTAGGAGGTGCTAAGAACTCAAGTCCAGGTGGTACTGGTGAAGATGGTGGACAGCATGGTTCTCCTGGTGGTTCTAATGCTGGTAAGAGTCCTGCTGCTAGTGGATTAGCACAAGGAGAAGGTGGTGGTAAAGGTGGAGCTGCTGTATGTGGACAATACTTTAAGACACCATTATTAGGAAATACTGGATCAAGTTTTGTTAGAGGTACTATTGGAAATCAGTGTGATGGAACAAATTCACCACCTACTATTGTACCTAATCTTCCAACTATTACTATGGGTGACGTTAATTATATTAGGTTTAACTATCCTGATTATGATGGTACACAAACTCAAACTTTAAATGTAACTGGTACTGTATCTGCTAAGTTTGCTCATATGTGGAATGATAGGAATATGTATGGACGTGGGATGGATGGAATAAAGATATACAAACCAGACGGATCAGTTTTATGGAGTAGTGTTGTTGATGTTGATTTCTCAAACCCAGGAAGTTCGATACCACAAATATATTACTCTCCTCAACTTACTATAACTGAAGGACTATATCCTGTTGAATTTATTAACTTAAATTCAAGAAATCAAGCTGGAACTGATTCAAATGGAAGACCTTATCTTAAAGCAGATCATTTATTAGAAATAGGTCAGAAGATGTATTTCGTAGATGATCATGAAGGTGATAGAAACCAAGAGGTTTATATATTACCTAATGGAACTGATACTATTTGGCAGAAATCTTATATAACAGGAACTCATGGTTCTGCTAGTGATGCTAATGATTGGGCAGGAGATACTTCATCCGAGTATGTTGGTATGAACCAATATTGGTCATCATTTATGCGTAGATTAGCGTACTGGGAAAATAATACTGATCCAAAGACTCAATCTGGTGCTGAACCTAGTTTCTTCCAAGCTTGGTCTTTCAATCCACCATTTAATAGTATAAAAGCTGATGGAAATAAGCGTCCATATTATCTTAAAGCTCAGTCTGATAATGATTGTGAATTTTATTTAGATCAGACATATAAATTTAATGAAACATCAAAATATGATCATAGTGGAAGTACTGCAATAAATGACGAGATAGATTTTAATTTTGTAAATGGAAATAATGCATCAATTAGGGTGCAGTGTTTCAATAGACAACCATTAAGTATAAGTTGGGATGAGATTAATGCTCCAGGATATGTTGCTGGACAAAATTATGTATTGTTAACAATACCCAATCAACAATATCCTGCAGGATCTTTTGAATTTTATTGGGGTGGTGTTAAAGTAGGAACAATGAATATTCAAGGTGCTAGTGTTACTTACATAGAATCTGAGGATGGAAATTACAGATATGATTCTCACACTCAAGTTGGTGGAACAGGTTCAAAGTTCTATACAATATCAAGGTTAAAGCGTAGTCCTCAAATAAACTGGAAGGAAAACCCTGCTGGTGTTGCATTTGAGATTTATACTCATGATGATGCTGGAAATAGAGTAGTTGCTTGTGATTCTAGTCCTCTTGGTTCTGAAGGTACTGTATGGGGTGCTGCTCAATTTAGCTATTCTGTTACTAATGTTAATCTAGCAGATCCACTTCACAACGTAGATGGATTCTCCAGTCCAATTGATCCTAGTTTTGCTGTTCCTAGAGCATTATCTTCTTCTGGTTATCAGGTAATAGGACAACCAACAAGACCAACAACTTATTCAGTAAGAGCTAAGAATGGTGGAGGAAGCACTACAGTAAGTAAACAACTTAAATAATACTTGACACTGTTCGAGATTGCTGTTATACTTTTATTATGAAATTTACTCTTGCTATAGGAAACCCTCCTTATGGTGTAGGAGGGAATCTTGCTATAAAGATATTAAATAAAACTTCTGAGATCACAGATGATATTAGGTTTGTATTACCTACATCTATAAGGAAACCTTCTTGTCAGAATAAGATTAAGTCATATCTTCACTGTGAAGTTGATGATGATTTAGATGCTGCTACTTTTCCTGGTGGAATAAGTGCAGTAAAACAGTATTGGAAAGTAAAAAACACATCGAGATTTGCAAAAGGGGTGAACGAGATTCCTATGCACCGAGAACATCCCGATTTTGAATTTTTAGATTACAAAGATAGATTTGAGGCAGATGTTTTTATTGGTGAGTATGGATGTGGTCCTAGTGGAGTAGTAAAGACTGAGAATTTTACACACTACGCTAAAGGACATCATTTTCTAAATGTTAAATCACCAGAAGTTTTAAAGAATCTAATTGAATTCGCTCCTAAGTTTAGAGAGGTGGCAACAATAACTAATGGCAGGTATCATTTTGGTAAGAATGATTTGATTACAACTTATATAAAATGTTTAGATGAAAAAGAACAAGCATAATATAAAATCTGGATCTAATATTGAGAGATCTGATGAAAGAATAAGAGAAACCCAAGAGGTGTTTACACCCCCTGAATTGGTAGAATTGATGATAGATGAGATTGATGTTTCTTTATTGAAAGATTCTAACAGTAAATTTATTGATAACTGTGCTGGTTGTGGCAATTTCTTGATTGGACTAAAGGAACGACTCTGTTTGTATCATACTGAGAAGCATGTGTTGAATCATATGCTATATGCAGTAGAATTGCTAGAGGACAATCATAGAGAACTTTGTGGTCGTTTGGGTGTGACAACTCATCATCCGCACTACGTTTGTGCAAATGCCTTAGAATATGACTATAGTTTTGGTGAAGCAATAGGAGTGTTAAAATTTTAATTACTATACATACCTTTGTATGGATTGTAGGACAAGCTTTATATTTTTTTAAGAACCAGTGGGCGAACTGGCACACCACCTCCACAAGGAGGTTTTTTAGTGCTATAATACAGTTGTCAAACACACACCTACCACGACGTAGGATATTAAATGGCACTATCAACAATTATTGAAGAGTCAAAAGGACTCCTAACAGAACAATTTGAAAAGGGTGTAGGTCTTAGAGGTACATCACTTAAAAGATTCTCAGGACCAACTTTAGAAAATTGGTCAGAAACTGCTATCAAACTTATTATTAAAGATTTGCAAGATAAGTACCCTGACGCTGATATAGAACTCTGCAAAAGCCAAGAATACATTCAATCTGATTTTGAGGGATTGGGTGATGAGAGATTAGATCAACATGTAAAGGTCAACGGTAAGTATGCTTATCTTCAGGAAGATAGAGCATGGGTTGACAAACCATTCTATACTCTTAAGAGAGCAGTTGTTAGAAACATTATGCAATCTTGTGAGTCTAAGTTATCACCAAATGTGAAGTTTGGATTGGTTGCATATTCACTTGATTTTAAAGAAGATTTAGTTCAAACTTGCAATAAGTTTCAAGGTTATGGTGATAGATTTGAGAGATTCTCTCTTACTGGTAGAAGAAGAGGAATGAAGGTTAATGGTAAGACTGTTAATTGGTATGAGACTGGATTTGTAGAGGAAACTGTGGTAAGATATATCAACTATGTTTATACTACATTAGAGGATGCGATCCTTGCTTAAATTATATCAAGGGGACTGCCTAGTTGAAATGGATAAGATTGCAGATGGATCAGTTGATCTGGTTCTCTGTGATCTTCCTTATGGCACAACAGATAGAAAGGGTATCAAGGACAAGGGTGATAATAGATTATTATCTTGGGATACTGTGATACCACTTGATAAGTTGTGGGAACAATACAGAAGAATTCTTAAACCAAGAGGTTCTGTAGTCTTAACAGCAGATCAACCATTTACTAGTCAACTTATTCTTAGCAATTTGGATTGGTTTAAGTATGAATGGATATGGAAGAAGAAGAAAACAACAGGATTCTTGCTTGCTAATTATAGACCTATGAAGCAAACAGAAGATGTTGTTGTATTCTCTCCTGCTGGTGCAGCAGCAGCGTCAAAGAATGGACGTAATATGACATACAATCCACAGGGATTGATTGAGAAGAAAGTTAAGAAAAAGAATAGTGCAAAACGACTTGGTAACTTCTTACATAACCCCGAACATATGGGTGCTGGTAATAAGTTATTGCATGAAACGGAGTATGAACAAAAATATACTAACTATCCTTCAGAGATTATTGAGTTTGGATTAGATAAAGGTGCAACTCATCCTACTCAGAAACCAGTTGCTCTAATGGAATATTTGATTAGAACTTATAGTAATGAGGGTGAAGTTGTATTAGATAATTGTATGGGATCAGGAACTACTGGAGTTGCTGCTATCAAATGTAACAGAGATTTCATAGGAATTGAGCAGGATGAAAAGTATTTTGCTCAAGCATCTGAAAGGGTGACACTATCTGAGGTGTCACAAGAGGAGGTAAATCCATTAGAGTCTTTGTTATAATATATTCAACTGAGAGGTATTAATGCCATTACGTCCACACCAAATTGATGCTCTGGATGCTATGGCAAACCATACTAAGGGGCAAGTTATCGTTCCTACAGGTGGTGGTAAAACCATGTGTATGATTGACGATGCTAAAAGATTTTTTAAAGAACAGGAGGTTGCAACTATTGTTGTAGTTGCTCCACGCATCCTGTTAGCAGAGCAATTATCATCTGAGTTCCTTGAGGTTCTTGATGATGTATCTGTAATGCATGTTCATAGTGGTGAGACATCACATTATTCTTCTACTAAAGCATCCGACATTTACTGGTGGGATGAAAGAACAGGAGGTAATAAGATTATCTTCACAACATATCATTCACTTCATAGAATAAGAAATAGTAATATTGCTGTAGA